CTTACCTTTTAATTCCTCTTGAACCTCATCTTCTTTGTATAGTTTGGTGTTAGTGAAACGGGTTTTACGAGCACCGTACTTTTCTCTTTTTGCTTTTGGCTTTTCATCCTCATCACTCTCTGGCTCATCAGCTTGCTTACCACCACCATAGCGTGTACCTAATTTGATACCCGCACCACCGCTAGGCTTTGGACCTGAAGCAGCAGCCATTCTTTTCTTGGCATCATCAACAGTTGGGAATGCCTCGTTTAGCTGTTCTTTAACTTCTTCTTTTGTGATGACTTTATTAACAGCATCAATTAGAGACTGCGACACTTTGTCTTTAGCGAACATGTTATTTCTCCTGTTTTTGTTTCTTGTTCTTTTTAATTAGCAGACCAACTGTTTTATCTTGATCCTTGTATGTTTGCATGGGTTCTTTGTTTGATGCTCCCATTAGAACACCACCAACTCCCATATCTACAGCACCAGGATCGTCTATTGCTTCTTTTTGAGTTCTGAACTTGTTGAAACTTTTGCGAAGTCCTGCTGCGGTACCTTCCTTCATATATTTATCATGCGAAGGTTCTACATCCTCACGATATGTTACATCTCCTAGACCAGACATAGGATATACTGTTCCTTGTTGTCTAGTATCATATTCAGGTCCTATTCCTGCAACATTTCTCAATCTTTGATTCTGTGTGGGAGAATCAACTAATCCTTTTTTCTTTACTTTTTCTTTGTCTTTGCTGAAGTTGCTTTCCTTGGGCGGCGGGCTGGCTTTGAGGGTGGGTTCTCTTCCTTCAACGTAGGTTCTGAAGATGTAACTGGAGTTGCTGGCAACGTCTCCGTCTCTAACATCGTCTTGTCTTCCTGCTTTTCTGGTAATTTGGCAACTTGGGCAGTTGTTGTCAAAGAGGAGACTTCCGTGTTTTCCACAACCTTTTGCTCTGATGTTGGCTTTTTGAATAGATTTAGAATCCATTGAATCATTTTGTTGCTCCTTAAAAAGTAAAGAAACCTTTTCGTTAATATTTAACTTCTTATTTCTCATCAACCAATCAGTAGAAATTTCGTTTAAACTGTCTTTATCTAAAAATTCGTTGATGTGATCGTAAACATCACTAATAGATTCCTCAACAACTTCTAAGTTATCGTTGTTTTCAAACAGATTGAAATCATCAAACATATGATAAAACTTAACTTTATTCTCTTGAGCTTTTACCCACTTTTCTTCACGAACTGATTCTGAGATCATTCTTTTCAGTCCAAGGTTTCTTTGGCGGCTAACTTCATTGATAGTGTCAACATATACCATCATTGTGGTATATCCAAGTTCTTCTAATTCTTCTTTGATAGTTGCTATGTTATCAAAGTTATCTGCTGTTCCATTGATGATTAATGGGGAGCGATTTCTAATAGCTTCTCTACGAAAATCTTTACTTTGTTCTGATAGTTTCTTTTTATCCATCAGATATTCAAATGCTTGTATTGTGCTTAGTTCTACTGCTTTTTGTTCAGCAACACCTTCACGAATAACAATGTCTTTTCCTGAACCAGGTCCACCAGTAATGAAGATTGCTTTGAACATTCCTCTACTTACATTTTCATTTAGACCCATTCCTTTGCGAACATCATGAAATAGTTCTTTAGCATGTTTATCATTCTTCTGCATATGAGAAGATAGATTACTCTTGAATGATTTGTAATCATTATTCTGTGCATGATTACGCATATCTGTTCCAGAGATGCCTTTTTTTCTTTCTCCTGATGAAGATACTGTTATCTTTTTGAAGTTATATGAACCATGTTTAAATGGTCTACCTGCTTCATCATGAGTTTTTCCATTATAGTGATTCAGTAGCTTTCTATATTCGTCTGCTCTATCTGCACCAGCAATAACATGAAGATGTGTGTAACCTTTAGCATGAGCATCGGATGCATGATGTAGAATTGTTGGTTTTTCTTTACTTGACGTAATAATATTTGTGCCAGGAAATGCTCTCTTTAAATGCTTCAGTTTGGTATCTGGAGATAAAGGATTCTTCTTTGCATCTTGTGAATGAGATGCAATCACTAGATGATCCGACTTTTCTTTTTCTGCTGCTTGCTTTAGTCCTTCAACATTCTCCTCATGTCCTTTAGTGGGAGGATTCATGCGACCAAACAGCATCGTAAGTTTTTTCTGGTTTTCTTCTAATAGTTGTGAAAATCTTTTCATTTTGATCTTGCCAAACGATTTAATCTGTTGAATTCGTTTCTGTCATTTAGTTTCGAAACTTGACCTTCATGATTGACAACGAACCCTTCTGGTTTAACTGACTGTCCTTTTATTTCATGATCTAAGCCGCCGGTGTGTTGGGCTAGAGCATGAACTAAAACATTTTTAGCATTTTGTAGGTGATGATGTACTTGCAAAACTTGTTGTAGGTTTTGTTTGTGTACATTAGTGTGTTGAATCAATCCATTTAGTTGATCCTGATATTTCTTTTTACCAGCATCAGTTTTTTTCTTATCTATCTCTTTTGTTAGTTTGTTTTCAATATGTTTTTGTAATCCTTCAACTGATGGTTTCTCTTGGGTGTCTACAGTTGAATTGATATAAGTTTTTAGATGTTCTCTAACAGGATCTATAGAGTGATACATATGAGGATTTTTGTCATGTAGCTTTTGTGCAGCAGCTACATGCTTTGCGAATTCAGCATGTGCGGATTTAGTCATCACAACTTTTGATGTATCATGACCAGGTAATCTGTGATATACATCAGGATGTTCTGCAAAATTAGATAAGTCTGGACTATAGTTTGCAGTCATAGCTTTTGCTGTAGGTCCAACATATTCAGTATGATTGTATATACCAAATTTAGCTTTAGCTATCTTCTTACCTTCTTCTGAATTTTTATTAGCAGAATACTTGATAACATTTGGAGTGAAGCTATATCTGTCACCTTCTTTTTTCTTATCTTTGTCGGAGAATAGAACGTCTCCTTGAAACACGCCTTGCTTGGGTGTTATTTTTGGTAAGTGAGTTAATGCTGCTTTTAATTTTTCTACAAGACCTGGTGCATGACCATGATTCTGCTGAATGTCTTTTTCTGTATAATTAATCTTTGGGTTTTTGTTAAACGCAGACTTAGAGGCAACAAAAAACTTTCCAGTCTCTGGATGATGACCATAAACAATAGATGGTGAACCATCATGTTTCATGGTAAGAGAAGAATCGTGGGCACCAGAAATGATATGATTGTGAACCTGATCTAATGCACCCACAGCGTGTTCAAAGCCTTTGGCTCCATCATTGATTGGATGGTCCTCTAGATGCTCAATGTGCTTGAGCTTTTCGCCTTCTGGTTCTGTAGTTTCTTCTTTTAAAAATGTCTTGAATTTTAGCATGAATTCCTCAATTGGCAATACCCTGTGATTACCTATTGAGTATTTATATGATTAATTCGTCTATAATATCATAAATCGTATAGTTCTGCACATAGCCCAATTGCTTGATCTTGGTAACATCTAGAACCATATTAGTAGTCTGTACGACTTTGTGGAATTCAGCAGTTGCAACACTTTCCACGTTAGAGGATGATGATAGTTTTTGTGCTGCATAGGTAATAGCATCAAACAAACGAATGGGTATACCGTTTCCTATGTTATAGATTTCGTTGACTTTTCCTTTTTGTAGAACTAAATTAATAGCACGAATTGCATCGGTGACATAAATGTAATCCCTATATGCTTCACCACCATCATATAGTTGAACTGTATTTCCAGCTTGCAGTTCTCGTATCATGTACTGCAAGGCATTCTTCTTTTTTGACACCTTTTTATCAGATGCACCCAAGACATTTGCTAGTCTCAAAATTCTATATTTAATATTAAACGTTTCACAATATGAAATGAGTAACTGCTCTGCTGCTCGTTTGGTGATGCTGTAAAAACCTTTTGGGTCACAGCAGGCAGTCTCTTTAGCAGGTAAATCAACATTCCCATATACAAACCAAGAACTGACAAAGTTAAATGTAACGTCTTTTCCTTTGCAAGTTTCTAGTGTCTTGATAAGTGTCGTTAAGTTCGTATCAATATCAATATAAGGATCTGTCCAAACATTATAGTTGTCTACTGTTGAGATAAAGTAGAGAACTTCATCAGACTTCACTTCATAGTCATTTCTCTCGTTGACAATTACGTTGGAAGTGCGTCTTGCGTACTCACCTCCAACAAAACCAGCGCCTAAAACATTTACCATTGTTGACATACTCCTTCGATATAATTCAAGACCTTTTCATTGTATAGAGGAGAACATCCAATGAAGAATACATTACTCAATGCTAGATTTGAGTTTGGATAATCTTTGTAATTATCTAAATGTTTATATCCAGGATGCAGTAAAATATTACCACTGAAATAGTTTCTAGTTTGAATTTTATTATTTTCAAAGTGAGATACCATAAATTCTTTCATTTCTTGCGATTCGCAATAGATAGGTACTCCAAACCAAGAAGGATCAGAACCTGGTGTTGCGTTGATCACTCTTGCTCCAGAAATATTATCTTCAATAAACTTCTGAATTTTTTCTTTGTATTCTCGACGTTTACTTTCAAGCATATCGAATTTCTTCAACTGCTCTAGCCCAATCGCACCTTGTAGGTCTAGAGGTTTTAGATTGTAGCCGATGTTAGTAAACAAATATTTGTGATCGATGACACCATCATAGTCATCCAACCAATTATCAAATCTTTTTCCGCAAGTGCCACATTCAAGTAGATTGTTTGCTCCTACACAGTAACAATCTCTACCCCACCAGGAGATACTTCTTGCTTCTTTGATGAATGTTTCGCTATTTGAACAGACCATGCCACCTTCGCCTGTACTGATGTGATGTGCTGGATAGAAAGATGTTGTCCATGCATCGTAATAGTCTGTGATCAATCTACCATTCCAAAGAGAACCTAAAGAATCGCAATTATCACCCAAGAGAGTTAGACCATATTTGTTACACAGAGCAACAATAAAATCCATGTTTGGAGGATTACCCAAAACAGGAGAAACAAAAATCGCTCTTGTCCTTGGTGTAATCTTTTCTTCTATTTTTAATACATCAAAATTTAAAGTGTCTAGTTCAATGTCGATGAAAACAGGTTTCATTCCATTCTGAATGATTGGTGCTATTGTAGTTGGGAATCCTACGGGAGATACAATAATCTCATCTCCATCTTTCCAGTTATTATATTTTTTTGCTGCTGTAACAAGAACAAGATTAGCTGAACTACCAGAGTTCACCATGTGAGAATATTTCACATTGAATCGTTTACTGAATGCATCTTGAAACTCAGATACTTTTTCACCAGAAACGATCCATGATCCATTTAGCAACGTATCAATAGCTGCTCTGATTTCATTATGATCCCATAGCTGACCAGAATACTGTACAAACTGACCTTCTTGGTAATTATCATAATTTTTCACATATTTTGGCTGCACTGATTTAGATAGTGCTTCAATCATTTCATTTGGTGTCATTTAGTTTCTCCGTACCATGGTAGTGTTTTTTGTATGCCTTGTTCTAATGTATAATTTGGTTTATATCCAAGTTCTTTTGTTATCTTGTCGCAATTGATAGAGTATCTTCTATCATGTCCTGGTCTGTCTGTGACATATTCTATCAGACTTTCGGGTTTATTCATAACTTTTAGAATCATTTTTACCAGTTCTATATTGGAAACTTCTGTACCTCCACCAATGTTATATTTTTCTCCAATTTTTCCTTTTTCACGAACTAAATTAATTCCATGGCAATGATCATGAACAAATAACCAATCTCTTACGTTCAATCCATCCCCATACACAGGAATCTTCTGATTCTTTCTTGCTTTGTTGATGATTGTTGGTATAAATTTTTCTTTATGTTGACCTGGACCATAATTGTTTGAGCAGTTCGTTATAATTGCTGGTACTCCATATGTTTTATGAAATGCTCTGACAAAATGGTCACTTGCAGCTTTTGATGCTGAGTATGGATTGTTTGGTTGATATTGAGTAAGTTCATGAAAGCTTTCATCTGAATCTAATTCTAAACTTCCATAAACCTCATCAGTAGAAACATGAATAAACTTTTCTAAAGAATCTAAATTCATAGAATGCTTTAGAAGATTGAGTGTTCCTAAAATGTTCGTATCGACAAAAGGAGTGTAATCATTAATTGAATTATCAACATGAGACTCTGCTGCAAAATTAATGATATGCTTTGGTTTATATTTGTCAAAGATTCTTTTAATATCTTCTTCGTCTTTGATATCAGTAGGTTCAAAAGAAATTCTTTCATTATCCACAAGCGGTTTAATGTAATCATAGTTTGATGCATATGTTAATTTATCAACACAAACTATTTCATCATCTATTTTCCAAACTGTGTTCCACAAATAATTACCACCAATAAATCCTGCGCCACCAGTTACTAAAATCATAATTCAACTCCATAATGTTTTGCTATTCCGTGTTTACCATGAAATCCTAGACTCTTGCCTAGCCATGAAGAACTCATGTTATGTTCTATACTAAATTTATCTACAATATCACCATAGGCAAATTTAATGTTGTACTTTTCTTCAAGTTCTTTTCTATGTATCTTGCATATAATATTATCTTCGGGAATCACTTTGTCACTATATGTATCAAACACATAGTTCTCTGGATTATTGATAACTTCTTGTGGATATTCTGAGGTTTTATATTTAACATCTAACTCCAGTAAAGCATCATATAGTTTTCTGCTCCTCAAACAAAATCCACCATTACCTACCATTCCATTATTCCATC